TCCAACCAGTTGTATTAAGAGCTAAAGAAGCTCCGTCAACATAACCGTCTGTGTCAGCATCTGTTCCAATGTCAACTAAGTTAACAGCGTTAACTGCAGCTGTAGTTACTACAACACCGATTCCTAATGGAATAAAGTTTGTAGGAATTTGAATTGATGATTCTTTTCCAGTAGTAGCACCATTAGCAACTGTAATAGTTGCAGTGAACTCCTTAAGACTCATTGTAGATGTAATAGCACCTGTTGATGTATTTTTATCTATTACTTCAAAACCATTCTCCGATCTGACTGGTCCTGAAAATGTAGTATTTGCCATAATTTTATCCTCCTAGTTATGATACATAGTCTCTAGGCCGTCGACTATACGCGTCTACGTATCGTTTTAAAATTGTATAGTAAGTTTTTTATATACTAGTTTTTAGTAGAGTGCAAGAGAGCCTACGGTATTTATGCATTTCAGCAATGTAGCTTTTGATTAAGTAGCTACAGAAACTTGTGGAGCTGCTCCTTCGACAGTATTCTGTCTATGGGCAATAGCTGCTTCTTCCAGCTTAATCTCGGTAATGACTTGTCTAACTTTGTCATCAATCCTGACCATTTCAAGAGTATACTTACCATTAGTAAGATGCTCCTGTTCCCACTTCAACTCCAAGGACCTTTTTTGTTTGTAAAGGTCTTGTATCATCTATAACCTCCTCATAGGTTATTCTATTTAACGGACCGAACATTCCCGTCTTTTCCCATTTTATATCATTTTGTCCTAGTTTGTCAATGATAGCATTTTCAACACTTTTTGCATTATCTTCAGCTAAAATAACAAATTTAGCATAATAACCGTAAGCGTTTATTTTAATGAGAAGTTTTTTCATGGATTTTTCTTTCTTATTTACTAATTGGGGCGAAACTGTGTTCGCCCCAAAAAACTATTTATTAAGCACCTGGTGATGCAAAAATACCTCTATAGTCAGATACTCCAAATGAATATCTTTCTCTAGCTTTGTATCTTACGTTACCAGTATCGAAATCACCTTCCATCGCTGTTTTGATAGGAGATCTTTCGAAATACTTCATACCATTTGGTACATCAGTAATAATGTAGAACGCGTCCGTGTCAGTTAAAAAGTTATTAACTCTGTAACCTTGTGGAACCATACCCATAGATACGATTGCGTTGATATCATTATCAGCTGTTCCAACTCTACCTTGAGTCTTCATAAGTCTCTCAGCAGTGAATTGAAGTTCACTAGGGATAATCATTTTGACACCTCTTGCAGCAATTTTAAGACCTCTTTCGTCTTTCATTGCAGCAATGTCAATTAATGCTTGCTCTAATGAAGTTTCATTCAAGTCAGAAGCTGTAGCTAAAGTATTAGATACAGTTCCTGATACAGTTGGGTGATTTGTTGCAAATAATGCAGATCCATCACCTGACGTGAATGTACCGAATCCATTGATTAATGGATTAACGGCTTTAACTTGTTTAGTGTTCGCCATAGATCTAGCTAACGCTTTTGTGTATCTTGAAGATAGTTGATCATACAAGTTATCCTCTACCGCTTCCTCAGTTATCGCGAAGGCAAGAGCTACAGTCTCGTGACTGTATCTCGCAGTGAAAGTCTCTTGAGCATTGTCAAAAGTTACTCCACTTCCTTCTGGTTTAACTTGAGCTTGAGCGAAGCCTGATAACATCACTTCTTCTTCAAACGCTCTGTCTGAAGATTCTGTGCTGTAGATTTCAGCGTGCTGATTCTCATAACGTTTATATTCCAGACCGAATAATGCATTCAAACCTGGCTCTAGTTCTTTAACTAGTTGTCCTCTAGATATTGCCATAGTTATCCTCCTTATACTCCGGCTGTTGCTTTTAATTGGTGCTCATTAATAATAGTCACCAAGTTAACATTAGCAGAACCTGCTTCGTTATTACTTGGATCCTTAGAGATACCAATTATTCTCAATTGTGCTGTACCAGTCTTCTGATCAGAAAAATCTAACTCAACTTGAGATACATAATCTGGTGAAGATCCTGCTGCATACACAATGTCAGCGTTAAGGCCGACGTCTGCTAATGCAGTTGCGCCGTCCGATTGAACTTCAAACCTTTCATACGGGTCATCAGAAACGAATCCAACAATATCAGTTGCTGCGTTGGATGCGTTTAAATGATTCGCATAAGTAGGCTTGCCTGTAGTTGCGTCAGTAAAAAATACACCGTTTAGTGATCCTAATAATGCATCGGTTGCTGCTGCTACTGTGATTGTTCCAGTTGCTGCCAATTCGACAGGGTCTTGGAAGTAAATCGCTGTTGCAGATGCTGCGATACTATATTCGGATAAACCTTGAGCGTCTCTATTCTGACCAACTTTTCCGATTGGTTTTAAACCAAAAGGTGCGTCTTGATTTGCCATAGTTGTGTCCTCCTTATAGACATTTTTAGTTTATCCGGCGGTTAGGAATTGTTAAAAAATTAACGTTTCTTTGAGCCACCGAAGGTTACACGAGTCTGCCTGTCAACATTGATAGGCATACTTGGATGCTGCTCCTTCATAAGATCGTTATCGACTGCCTTGACTTTTTCATCATGCATTGTTCGATAATATTCGTTTCTTTGTTCTGCGATCTCTTCGGGTATCCTTCCCAGCAAAAGGCCACCAACTCCGATCATCCCCTTGTATTTTCCGTCATCAATAGCCGGGTACTCAGGAAACTCATCAGCTCTCACTAATTCATATCCTTCTCTAAGTTTACCAGTAACATTTCTTGTGTCCTGATATCCTTGAACCTCGGCTCTGATCCATTTGTAACGGTATCCGTCCTTTGCAGGGGGAGTATCTAAATTGTTGGATCGTTGCCAAACTTTTGGTCGAGTTTCTTTTTCTCGAGTTTGACTTGCACGAGAAGCTCTTTTTTCATTATCATTTTCCATATGCTTATGCTCCTTCCGTGTTCATTAATCGTTTTTGTTTCGCATATTCGTCGAGTGACACACCTAATTTTTTAGCAATTGCTACCTCAGACGGTGTGAGTCTTTGGGTTTTGCGACCGGTCTTACTACTACGCGTTGCAGATGCAACAGTTTGAGTAGGTTTATTTGTCGTCTCTTCCTTATTCTTAGCAAATTTGTGAGGAAATTCAAGTGCTATTCTTCTATCTATTTCCATATAATACTCTTCTGGATGAGATATAGGATCATAACCTTCTTCCTCAGTCATTTGTCTATGAATTACTTTAGCTCCTTCAGTCATTATTCTATCCTGATTAAACCAAGTATTTTTATCTGCCCATTCTTGTGCTTTTGGGTCTACTCTTCTTGGTTGTTGAGGAACTTGAAACTGTTCTTCTTGTGGAGCAGGTTCTTCAGCTTTTGCAGATGCTTTAGTTTTCATATCTGCTAATCTAGCTTCTTCATAACCTAATCTAGATATTTCAGCAGATGCAGCAACTTCAGCTTGAAGATTATTTTCTTCTCTAGCTTTTGCAAGTTTAGCAACCGCAGCTTCCATACCAGATTTTACTCTACCTTCCATTTCTGAAACATAGCTTGTATCTAATTTAGCTAATCTAGATTTTAATTTTTCTTGTTCTGATAAAACACTTCTTGCGTAAATAGTTGCAGCTTCTTCTCTTCTTTCTGCTTCACGCATTTTTTTAGTAAGTTTAGCAATTCTTCTTTTTACTCCATCAGAATAATCGTCTAATTCTTTTTTCTTTTCCGTGTCTTCTTGTTTGTCATCTTGAACAGCAACAGACTCATTAGATTCCTCAACTGTATCATCGGTGCTACCACCGTCTTCAAGTTTTGTTTCACGTTCATTTTCATATGTTTTGTCCTCTGTTGATTGTTCTGTAACTTCGTCCTTCTTTTTTTCTTCTGGTATTTCTACATCAACACCAGGGCCTGATGTATCAATGTCAACCATTTTTTCTTGTTCTGGCATAGTCATCTCCTATGATTAATATTGATGAAGTATATCTTCGGGATTGTCGATGGTTGCTAAAACTTCATCGTCATTTAGCAATCTTACTTCCCCACCATCGATCTGGATTCTTGATCCAGCATATCTTGCAAATACTACCCAATCACCTTTCTTGCACCAAGGACCTTCAGGAAATTTATCTTTGTCATAACAATGTGGACCCATGGATAATACTAATCCACAGGTTGAGGCCACTTGTTGTCGTTCTAAAGTATCTTGTCCTAAGAACAATCCACCTTTAGTTTTTTCTGGTAATTTAAATGGTAAAACTAACATTCTCCATCCAGTAGGTTTAGGTAATTTTGATGTTTCTTTTGTTTTTAAACGCTCGTATGCATCTGCCTCTTTTTTATGGGCTTCTTCATTTTGTTTTTCGTATTTTTCTTCTAACGCTAATTTAATTTTTGGTGGCGTCGAATTTGAGGATGTTGTCTTTTCCTTTATTATCATCTTTTTGCTCCTTCGGGTTTAGCAGGTTAGAGATTTCCTGTGTAATATATTGGTAGGCGTGAGCCTGTCCTAACATATACTTATATTTTTCCATGTTGTCAATACCACCTGCCATAATATTAGTACCTATGGCTTGATAGGCATCCTTCAATCTCTTTTGAAGTTTACTTATTATTTCTAGTTCTTCCATTATCATTTTTTTCTCCTTTTCTTTCTTAATAAATTAACTCTACTTTTCCAACACCATTCGCTCATCTTTATTAAATAAGTTTCAACGAATGATATTGCATCATCTATTTTAGCGAAAAAACTATATAAAAATTTATCTAGCACTTCCATCTCCGTCTTGCCTGACGGATTCGTGAGTTTGGATCGTTACGAGTTTTTGCTGATGACCTTTTTAATTGTCCTAGTGATCTAGCGCAGTATGATTTCCTACGATTAGCAGCTTTTGATCCAGGCTTCACTTTTCCTGTCACGGCTGTTTTTAATTTAGAACCTGGGTTAAGTCTTCTGTAAGCTTTAACTCCAGCTTCTGTCATTCCAGCTCCACTTTTTGTGGGTCTAAAATTTTTTTTATTTCTTGGTGGGTTTGTTCCTTTTGAATAAAACTGTCTCATTATGCAAATGTTTTTACATTAGTTGGTTTACCACCTGGGTTACCTGCTGCTCTTTTTCGTTTGACAGCACTCGCCTTTTGTGACTTTGTCATTCGTGTGGCTTTTGCAAGTGGGACGCATTTTGGATATTTCCGTTTCGAACCTTTGCTTCTCCCGCAAGGTTGATACTTCCCGTTCTTCTTCGGTGCTCCTATGTCTACCCATTTCTCTGATACCCATTTACGCAATCCTCCTTCTGAAAAATAAGTTCTCATTAAGCACAGCTCATTCGTTTTCTTCTAGCAAGTCCTCCACTACGATATGTATCACGCATCATTCCACCACCCATAGCTTTTTTACGGCTACCCTTTTTTCCACCTGGTGTAATTTTACCTGAACAAACTCCTGATGCATACATATTAGCATATGCTGATGGATACACTTTAAATTTTCGCTTCGCTGCCGCCTTACCTTTTGCACAAAGTTTTGCCATTATTTTTTCTTCTTCATTTTATATTTTGAAACTTTTCCACCTTTTTTAGCAACCATTCTTTCTGGATTGTATCCAAATTTTTTTGCTAAAGATTTTCCTTTTTCTCCAGACTTAGCTAATTTAGCTAGACCTGCATTTTTACTTTTACTAATTGGTTTTCCTGGCATTATTTTTTTCCTCCGTTTCTAAATATTTGTGTACCCTTTATACCATAAATGCTCGCCACGACAAGGATCCACAAATTAGTGAACCAGGAAGGAAGCTGCGAGAACATATCGAAGAACAATTTTACCTTGTCCATCGCTGTTGGGTCATCCGATATCACTGCCCAAGCAAGCACCAAGACGGGCAAACTGAGAATTATCAAAACTGCCTCGTCTTTCCAGTCTGATTGTCTAGCTTCAAGAAGTTTTCCTTGGTAAGCTTCGTCACCTCGAGCCATCTTTTCAGCATGCATTAATTGTGCATCTGACATTGCCATTTTCGTTCTCTGCTTGTTGGCATAAATCTTACTTCCAGCAGAGACGGCTAGTTTAATTGCCGATAACCACATAATTTTTTATATCCACTTAGCAGTTTTAGATTTTTCTCTTAGCATTCTCTTAGTTCCTCTAACTACAACCTCTTCGCCTTTAGCAATGTAGTTATAAGCACCATCAGCAGTTGTTTTTGATCTTGGATCAACCTCAACTTTTTCTTTTGGGGTCTGCATTTCAACTATTTTATCTAATTTTTCCATTTTTTCTCCTTATTAGTAGTTAAATTAGTTTTCTTTTCTTATAATGTCAATATTTGGCATCATATCTTTAGCACTTGGTAGTGTTTTACTTAGTATTGTCTTTTCAATCGACGTATCAGCTCTTAATTTAGCTAATTCTTCGTTCTGATCAAATTTTTCATCAGTATTTTGTTGGTTCATCATTGATTTCATTTTATCTAAATCAAATCTTCTGTCTGCTTCTTCACCTTTTCGAGCATTTTCTTGTGATCTAATGTCTAATTCTCTAGCTCTTAGTTTAGCAAGAGGATCATTTCCAAAATCACCCAGTAATTTTTTCTCTTCCTTCATAAATTCTTCCATCATTTCTGCAATCAAGACAGCTTTTCTAGATTCTACCTTCATATTCAAATCCATAACTTGTTGTTGCACTCTTGGATCTTTCATCATTTGTGGATTTTGTTGCATTTGTTGTAATTGCATTATTTGATCTTGGAATTCTATTTCAACTTGCTCTAATGCCATCAATGATAGGTGTTCAAAAATATTTTTTTGTAAACTTGCCATCACTGCAGGATTGTTTCTTGCCATATTAGTTGCCATAAAACTTAAATGCGCTGTAATATGTGCTTGATGATCTTGTCCTTTGAATGCTTGAAAAGGTTGACCACCTAAAGCTTGTATATGTTCA